ATTTATTCAATATAAGAACTCAAATTGAGAATTTATCAAAAGACAAAACGACATGGGGAATGATTACACACATTGAAAAAAAGAAAGAAAATGACATGAAAACAAATGCACTCAAGATAATACGCAATGGAAATACTAAAGGGATAAGCACTGGAAGAGTTTGTAAAACATTGGATAAAAAGGAACAAGAAGAAATTTTGAAAGAATTCGGAAATAATAATACATATGACAATAAAGTTGAGAACTGTTACCATATTGCATTGGAATTGATGAAAAACAATAAGTTAATATTATTACCAGAATATAAACCAAGACAATAATTAGAGTGTAATATATTTATCTTTGTTATTTTCCAATGGATAGAACGAAACCTCTTTTTTTAGATATATAAATACCTTGTTGAAGATAAATGATATGAAAACAACAAATGATTTGTTCCATTTATCTTCAACCAATCCTTTCATAACTTCTGATGTTTTTTTAACACCAAACATCTTTTGAAATTCTTTTTTTGAAATGAAATCAATGAGAGATTTTTTAATATAATCGTAATTTATATATGAATTGTGACATAATTCTGTTATTACTTTTGAAGGCAGAATCTTCTCTTTTTTTGATTTTTTGATTTCTTTTTCTTCTTTTGCAAGGTCTTTATTTTGATTATCTTGTTTTTGATCTTCACAAGTTTTTTTGGGTTTAGGACATATACCTTTCTGATTTTCATCTTCACAAGATTTATTTATTTCCTTTTTCAAACATATGCTTTTCGGATTTTCATTTCCTTGTGTATACTTACTATAGATGTTTTTAGTATCATCTTGTAGTTTCCAAATTACACATTCAGAAGTTTTCAGAGGTAATAATTCAAACAATGATTCCATAGATATTCAAAAAATATTATTTATATCATTTTTTTAAATATATTCTTCGTGTGTTAATATATTATTTATCTTATTGTCAAAACTACAACATCTTTTTTGATATTTCTTTTTTAATAGATAAAATTTCATACTTGATGATACTCTATTTTGCTTCAAAACTGGTTGTGGTACTATTGTGTCTGACAAATCATCTATTTTTGATTCATCTGTTCTCTCCTTATTCATAGAATCTGTCATTATTGTTTTCATTTCCTCGTATTTGTTTATTTCAGTCTGAGAAGTTAAACAAAAAGATACATAATTATATATTTGTTTTAAAATACTGTAATCAATCCAATTTAAGTTGATAAATACACCATTATTATTTTGTGTATAATTGCCATTATTTTTATGTATAATTTTAAAAATCTCATCTATTTCGGTTTGGCATAATTTATTTATGTTATTTTGTATATATTTGCATAATTCTGTGGTATCTTCACCCATTATTATATTATATTAAATATTATTTATATGTTTATTCGTCAAAATCTTCATAATCGTCCTCGTTTTCAATGTCGTCGTCTGGTATATCATCGTCTATAGAAATATCTTCTTCATCGTCTTCTTCTTCATCGTCTTCCTCTTCTTCTTCATCATCTATCATTGTTTCCGATTTCGCATCATCATCTAAATCATTGAAATCAGGAATTGTTAGTGCGTCGTTATCCTCTGTAAACTTTTCATCATCGTTTTCATCATCTTGTGTCTCGTAAACATTGTTGATAAACTCATCCTTATCTTTTAATACCTTTCCAATTATAGAAATAAATTTGTCATAAAGAAGAAATTTTTTTCCACACACCTCTATTTTTATTTCATCACCTATATTGATAGTTTCGATATCAATTTCTGATTGAATACCTGCTGAAAGTTTTGGAACAATTATTTGTAATATTGGAATATTGTTATAAAAACCTTCTGCCAACAATCCTAGTGCATTTTTCGCTTTAACCCGGCATTTTACAATAGATCCTTGGGCAGGATTACAAATTTCACCAATACATTGTAGATCATATGTAATATTTCCATTAAAATGCGAAACAACCAATTTTCCAATTGATCTTTTTATTATCTTAATACTGCCTTGTTTAATATATCCGTGTTTTGAACACATATTTTCCAAACTTTGTTTCGTTTTTTCATTAATAACTTCGTCAATATTGGTACCAATTTCATTTGGTTTTAAATGAACAGTTGTGTTGAACTTGATTGGAACAAATAGTTCAGACATAACTATATATATTAATACCTGATGTTACTAATATTAAGTCATTTTTTTATATATGTCTTTAATATAAAAAATGATTAAGTTAAATATTTATATATTATAGATATACAATCATGGAACTAGAAAAAGATTCACTTGTTTTCAATACAGTTCAAAAATATTTGGATGAAACAAGTTTAAGTAACAAAGATATAAAAATATCTTTTCAAAGGAAAGATAATGATTTTACAGAATCAGAGTTCAAAAATTTTACATCAGCATTGAAATCACTAGGATACAATGAAGATATTGGTGTTGAAACAATGAAAATTAAGGCAGAAAATATTTTCACGAAAATCGAAGAAGTACCAAATATTGTAAGTTATTTTCATACAGATTCTCAAAACAAAGATTCAATATTTCAGATAGAAAAAACACTTCTGTCTGACCATATTGAAAACATATTTGACATTGATTTGAATATTTCAATAGTTGATCACTCTCAAGTAGATATGCCTGAATATTGGAATGATACACCGAAACAATTCTCTTTATCACAAGATATAACATATACAAACGATAATATTCGGTATATTGCTCATTTGATAAAATCTTCGAGTGAAGAATATATATCGATGAAAGAATCTAATATTACAAAATCGAAACAGGGTTATGGTTTTAGTGTAGTTATTACAAATACAAAATCACAATCTATAGAAAATGTGATCCAAACTATCATTAGAACACTTCAAGTTATTTCAATGTCATCTATGTTACTTACAAAGAAACAACAGCAAGTAGTTTTGCAACAATACAACAATTTAATCAAAGATGATGTTCAGGTCAGTAAATACAATGGAAACACAATACCTCTTCTTGCACCCAAACCTTTTACATTGGAACTTGTCAATCTTGTTGATCCAAAAACATACGGGGCAGTGAGTATTTTGGATGGATATACAGTTACGGAAAAAGCGGATGGTGAAAGAGTATTAATGTATGTGAATGGTATTGGAAAGGTTTATTTAATATACAACACATACATTGTTGAAGATACTGGAATGAAAGTTTCTAAGGAAGGATATAATTCATTAATTGACGGCGAATTCATTCAATGTAAAAAAAGAAAGGACAATGCTACAAAATCATTATATGCAGCATTCGATATTTATTATATCAATGGAACGAAAATAACAGACCTTCCTCTGATAGGAGAAAACTCCAGAATAAATAATTTACAAAAGTTTGAAAAATTTATTAATGCTAGTTCTGAACTAGAATTTGTTAATAAAAAACATTTGTATTCCAAAGATATACTTTCTGACGCAAATAATATTTTATCCAATAATTCTTATCCTTATGAAGTCGATGGGTTAATATTCACTCCTGCAAAACTTGCATTGTATTCGTATTATACAAATAAAACAGTACAGTTGACAGATAATGTGAAATGGGATAGAGTTTTCAAATGGAAACCAAGTGATCAAAATACCATAGATTTTCTCATTAAAGAAAGAAAAGTAGTTAAAAAGAATGGCAAAAAATTTACAGAATTTGGATTGTATGTTGGATATAATGCTTCACAATGGGAAGATATTGACGTAGTTACAGGTTTGAAAATAAGATATGAAAAATTCAAACAACACAAAGATAGAAACTCATATGTGCCTGTATTGTTCAAACCTTCAATTTATGATGCGCCTGGAGTAGAATACGCACACATAAAACAAAATATGTCAGGAGAATTAAGAGCAGAAAATAATGATAAAATAGAATCAGATACTATCGTTGAATTTAAATATATAAATGATCCTAATATTCCAATCAGTCAGAGATGGATTCCTTTGCGTATAAGAGAAGATAAAACAAGACTTTACAAAAAAAATATTTTAAGTAAAACTTTGAATGAGATGAGTGTAGCATTGAATGTTTGGAGATCTATTCATAATCCTGTCACACAAGGCATGATAACAGGAAATGAAACTCTTGAAAATAGTCTATTGGCGGTCGATAAGGTTTTAGAATCTGATGATGTGTATTATTCAAGAAATATTAACAGACAATATTTACTTTCTGTTAATATGATGGATTTCCATAATCTTGGTGTCAAAGAGTTGCTGTACAACTATCCAAATAATAAAAAGAAAAAATTGCTCGAATTATGTTGTGGCGAGGCAGGAGATTTGAGAAGATGGTTAGAAAATGGATACAAGTTTGTTTTAGGTGTTGATTTAGTTTCCAAAAATATCAAAAATCCAAAGAGTGGTTGCTATAGTCGTATGTTCAAATCTCGTAGAGATCACATAAACAAATTCCAAAATGTACAACCGCCTGTATATTATCCGGATTTCATATTTGCAGTAGGTGATTGTGCTTATTCGTTAAAAACAGGAAAAGCAGCCAATAACGAAAATGTGATAGATATTGAAAGTGAGGAAATTTTGAAAAAGGTCATGAATAATAAAAGACATGCATCTGATAAACTTTATATAAGACGTATTGAAGAAAAAGGTGCAAATGGTTTTGATGTAGTATCTTGTATGTTTAGTATTCATTATTTCTTCAAATCTGAAGAAAAACTCGATGGGTTTCTAGAAAATGTTTCTGAAAACTTGAATGACAATGGACGATTCATTTGCACATTTATGGATGGAAATACTATAGAAAATGCAATTGAAAAAAATGGTGATATTATTGAAGGAAGAAAACTGTATTCTGACTACAATGATGGTTTACCTGTTTGGGCAATAGTGAGAAAATATAATAAAAACCAAAGTGATCATTATGGAAAACAAATAAATGTGTTTATTGAAAATACTCAAAAACTTATTCCCGAATATTTGGTTTCGTTTGAAACGCTTGTCAAAAAAGCAAAAGAACATGGTCTTGAAATACTAGATACTGAAATGTTTTCAACAACGTTTCAAAAACTCAAGATGAAAAATGAAGATAATAGTGTAATGCTTGCAAATGCAATAAGTGAAATGGATAAAGACGATGTGTTGAAGGAATTTAGTTTCTTCAATAGATGGGCAGTTTTTCAAAAGATTAAATCTTAAAAAATTATGAAATCTTATTATTTTTGACAAGTTCTTTTATTTTGCTAAGAACTTCGTTATATTTTTTTGCATCAGATTTATTATATATTATGATTAACTTGTCTGTTATATGATCAAAAACTTCCTTATTTTCTATACAATTTGAAAGTTCAACTTCATTATCCTCACAGTGAAGTAAAAGAACTTCTGTATTGTCATGAACAAGTTTTGATGATATTACTCCTAAGTCTTTCTCTTTCCAAATATTGTCTTCTAGTACCTTGCATTTATTTTCATTTGTAAAAGTTATATTATTGTTTTCTGGGAAATTTTTGTCAAAGTGTTTTTTTTCAATATACAGAGGAATTGTATTTGCACCACTAATCAACATTTTATGTATATCTCTGTCAGATATGTGATCGATTCTTTCTCTTCCAAAGTTATTGATAATTATATTATTATTTATTTGATTATTGATATTATTTATAGTTTGATTTTCAATATTTGTAATATTTTGAATGTTTGGTGTTCGAGCATGTATTATACTTCTTGCTTTGCATTTATCGGCTTTGATATGTCTCGATTTATGTTTTCTATTTGTAAAAGAAATCATACATCTAGGACAAGTAAGACTATCAACTTTATTACAAACTTTTTCATGATTATTTAAATGCCTTGCAGTTTTATAAATCTTATTACATTTTGAACAAGACAAAATACACAAGGGGACATTTTGTACATTTGGGGGGACATTTTGTACATTTGGGGAGACATTTTGTACATTTGGGGGGACATTTTGTACATCTTCTAAAATTGATGTTTTAACACATATTTTATCTTTATGTTTAGCATTCTGGTGTCTTATAAGATTACATTTTACGTCAGTTTTATAATCACAAAATTGGCATTTAGTGAAAGGAAATGGCATTCTTATCACTACACTATATATACAGTAAGATTTTTCTTTATCTTTTTATATCTTTTCTACACCATTTTTTGACTTATTTATCACCTCTCCCCCCATAGTGTTTCTAAGATTGTTGAAAAATCAAAAAGTTTTCTATTTTTATCATATTTCTTCTAGTTCACAGTTTTTAATAAGATCTTTTATTTTTGTTATGATAGTATTATACTTAATGTTGTCAGTTTTATTATAAAGAATAAAGAGTTTATTTTTGATATTTTCATATTTGTCAATGTCTTCAATCGTATTCAACACTTTTTTATCTTTGTCATCACAATATAAAAGAAGGACTTCTGTATTATCTTGAACTAACGTAGAAGACAATAATCCCAAATCCTTATCTTTCCAACTGTTATCTTCAAATACTTTACATTTATTTTCCATAGTGTATTTTATATTTCTGTTTTCAGGAAAACTCTTATCAAAATGTTTCTTTTTTATATACAAAGGTAATGTATTTATTCCACTTGATAATATTTTAACTATCTCGTCGTGGGAAATATGATCTATTCGTTCTGATCCAAAGTTGTTGATAATAATCTGATTGTTGTTTGTTACACAGTTGTTATTTTGAATATTATTATGAATATTATTCGTTATGTTTTGAATGTTTGGTGTTCGAGCATGAATTATGCTTCTTGCCTTGCATTTATTGGCTTTTATGTGTCTTGATTTATGATGTCTATTTGAAAAAGAAATCATACATCTTGGACAAGTAAGACTGTCGACCTTATTACATTTTTTTTCATGATTATCCAAATGCCTTGTAGTTTTATAAATTTTATTACATTTTGAACAAGATAAAACACATGGGGTAACATTTTGTATATTTGGGGTAACATTTTGTAAGTTTGGGGTAACATTTTGTATATTTGGGGTAACATTTTGTACAATATTTGAAAGTTCATTATTTTCATTTATTTGTGAATGTTTTCTACCAATATGCTTTTGCAAATTGTATTTTCTATCTGAAAAATATGTACAATATTTGCAAGTAAAAAACACCATTGACTATTTTTTACTACTTTCTTTATAATATGCTTATAAAATAAAAACTTTAAATACTATAGATTCGCACCATTTTTACTACTTTTTGACCCCCTCTCTCCCCCCTATAGTGTCTAGGATCTTTGAAAAACCAAAAAGTTTTTGAATAGTTTTTATTCGTTGTAATTAACATGATAGAAATCCTCTTCTGAGAATGAATAATTTTCTACAATCTCATAGCATTCTTCTGTTATAATTTCCAAAGTTGAACTATCTTCTTCTTTTATTTTTGGTGTTTCTTCAATAATAATATATTTTGGACGAATTTTATGAAGTGAATTATTATCATACTTTCTCCTCATAATCTTATTTTGCAAATTGTAAATTTTATCATGATACAATAATGAATATATTTCTTTTAACTTAATAAACATGTCGATTATTACAATAATTTGTTTATTCATTTTTTAATTAAATTGATATGGAAAATATAATTTTGCCATTGAAAAAAGAAAAAATATTTTTTATTTTGTTTTCTGGTGTTTATACATACTCAATTTATATTTAAAGTACATTGTTAAGAACAGTAATACATACGCTTGCCCTTTCAGAAATATTGTATCCTCCGTTTGTTGCTAGAAGATTTACGAGTAGTTTGATATTTTTGATGTTATTGTTTTTACAAATGTATTGATACACATCCTTTGGTCTCAGAAAATGCTGATATTGATCAGATTGTTGTTTCAATCTCAATTGAGCAAGATGAAATCGAATCACTGGAGGAAATTGAGAATCGAGTTCTTTGTTCATCTTAAACCTGTTTGTTTTAGGATTGTATGTTGTGGTCGCTACATATAGATTATACAATACATCTTTTAGTGTAGAAATCATTGTGTGTACCAAATACGTAGGGTCCATTGTTCTTCCTTGTTCGTCAATTGGTAGAACAATATCTGTTGCATATATATTGATATAATCCTTGATAGTAAAGTCTTTTCTATTTTTCATATATACGGACAGAATATTGTGCCAAATATTTGGTTTGCATGGATCAGTTTCTTCTTTGAAGGTAATGCTATCTGGTGATATTTTGAAGAGTTTCTTACCAGTGTCTGGATATTTTGCAACAATAAATCCATATGAGAATTCAGAC